TACTATCCAGCTGCAGGTGAAGGGATTAAAGTGTGTGGCGTAGTTTGTTCTGACTTAACAATTTCTGGAGATGTTTCAGCTAATAATGGCTTATTATCTATTAGCGGTAATTACTTTAGCGGATTCAGTAATCCAGTATTGACTTCAACAAACTTAGAGCAGACTTTTGATGGAACTTGGGTTGCACCTGAAACAACTTACTTCAATATTATGGACGCAGATGTAAGGACTTTAGATGTTGAGGGCAACGATGATCAGGCGTTTATAATGAAAGCTTTTTCTTTTAGTATTGCTAATGGAGTTAATAGAGTAGGCGCAGACACAAATGGAAATGCAGAGTTATACGCTATGCCTGAATATGCAGTTACAGGAAGTATTACAATTAAGTATGATGATGAATTTGATTATGGTGCTGATAATAACGTAATTCAGTCTTTTTTAGATGGAAATACTATGAGCCTAGCTATCAAGATTGGAGATGGAACTGTAAGCTCTGAAGGTGAAGTAAATATCTTAGCTGAAATACAATTTACTGGAGACCCAGGGCAAGACTTGAGCGAGTCAGGTGTATTTCATACATTGGAGTTTGAGTGTGTTCAGAACGCTACAACAGAAGCGTTTAAGATAAGCACGTTTAAAAACGAAGCCATAACAGCTTGGTAAAAAATAAATAACGGGAGGTTATTTTGATAGTAACAACAAAACACGGTGATTTTGACTGTAAGGATATTACAAGAAAAGAAAGACGTGAACTTTATAAAGATGTTAAAGCAACTTTTCAAGAATTAAAACCAGAAGAAGTACACGACTTAGCAGATAAGTTTGCATTATTGGCTTTTGGTTCTGAAAAGAAAGTAGAGGAGGCTTTAAAAGGTCTATCTGCTTTAGCTGAAGATGAAGTTTTAATGGAGATAATAAACTCTTATATGGGTTTTAATGACCCAAATGGACTTGGGGGCTGAGTTATGCTGTTTGGTGCCACGTTGAAGGATGTTCACCAAGATTTGCTAACCTCCCATATGAAGCTCAGTCCCCAATTAATGGAAAAAAGAAAGAGTTTAAAACGAAAGAACAGATATATGATGAAATAAAAAAAATATTAGCTCTGCCCTCAACTAAAAAAATAGGTATTGGCGAAACTCTTTTTTTAAACTTACCATTTTTCTGTAATCCATATTTTGTTATTAAAGAGTGGCATATTGAAATGATAAATGATTACAATATAAGTAAAAAATTTAATGTTCCTTTGGGTCAAGATTTAGACTCTTTAAATGCTTTTAAAACAGATTGCTTTATCTTAATAGAAAACGAAATGAATAATATAAAAATATATAAGAGCAAACAAGATGGCTAAAAATATAGTTTTAAAAATAACTCAAAAAGGTGCAAAGAAAACTGCTAAAGCTTTAAAAGGAGTAACTAGTTCCGCTGTAGGGTTAGCATCAAGAGTTGGATTAGTTTCAGCTGGTTTTGGAGTATTGTCTGTTAAACTTGCAGGTGATTTTCAAAAGTCTTTATTAGAGGTATCTACCTTAATGAAGAATACAAACTCAGAAACTCTACCAAATCTAAGTAATGAATTAAGAAAGGTAGCAGGCTCTAGTGGATTAGCTCTTAGCTCTTTAAGTAAAGCAAAATATGATATTGTTTCTGCTGGTTTTTCTAAAGCAGCTGAGTCAGCAAAGATATTAGATGTATCTACCCAACTTGCTGTCGGAGGTGTAACAAGTGCTGCAGCGGCAGCTGACTTGCTTACAACTTCTTTAAACGCTTTTGGATTTACTTCTGCAGACGCAGACAGAGTTTCAGACTCTCTATTTACTACAGTGAGACTGGGTAAAACAACAATGGATGAATTAGCGTCTAGTATGGGTCAGGTTTTGCCTTTTGCAAAGTCAATGAATTTAAGCTTTGAGGATGTTGGTGCATCAATGGCTACTCTTACTGCTAGTGGTATTAGTACGGCAGAAGCAACTACTGCGCTAAGGGCTACAATTACTGCACTTTCAGCTCCTTCTGATGGTGCAAAAAGAGCTATGAACGAAGCTGGAATATCAGTTAAAAAGTTTGATGATGGAACAGTGGATTTAATTTCTACAATAGAGCAATTTAAAGGATTAGACCAAGAGACAATAAAAAAGTTTATTCCTAACGTAAGAGCAATTTTAGGTGTTCAAACCCTAGCAAATAACTTTAATGTTCTTAAAGGCAATGTTAAAGAATTTGCCGACTCTTCGGCTGGAGCTACCGACACCGCTTTTAATAAAATGGCAAAAGGTTTTAACACTACTTTCAATAGATTAAAAAACAATATTCAATCTGTTATGATTGAAATTGGTAATGTAATTATTGAAAAAATTCAGTCCCCTTTGGATTCTGTAAATGTAGAGTTTGAAAAATTAGGAGAAATAGGCTTTAATAATTTAGGGGCATCTGTTAGGGAGGAACTCCCTTTAATTATGAACGCTTTTCAAGAAACAATGATGGTGGCTTTTAACCATATTGAAAAAAGGTCTAAAATAATGGGGTTATCAATAAAAGAACATATCAGAGATGCTATGCCTTTTGTTGAAGGGGACTTTGAAAAAATAGCAGAGTTTTCAGATTTAATGAGCAAGAAGGCTGAACAAGATACTGAATATTTAGCCAATCTTTATAAAGAAATGTATGCAAAAATAACGGAAAATGCACAAGAACGTGCAAATGACGATTTTGATATAAATGATGTTATTGTTGAGAATTTTGAAAATAATTTAAATAATCAAGGAGAAATAGTACAAGAGCATTTAGATAACAAAACTGACGCGGAAAAACAAGCTTCAGATGAAACTGTTAAGCATATCTCAATGGAGCAATTTCAGAGAAATCAATTAAAGCTAGATATGCAAAAACAAATAGACCAATATGAAACTGCTAATGTACGTCAGCGAGACATAGATAAAATAACGACAAAAGCCAATCTTATGTTAAAACAAAAACAGAGAGAAGCAAATATGTCTTACACTTCTGACGTTTTAAGTCTAAGTAAAACTTTAGCATCAAAAAATAAAGATTTTGCCCTAGTAGAAAAAAGGATAGCTCAAGGACAAGCTGTAATAAATACATACCTTGCAGCGACTAAAGCATTTGCAAAAGCTGGAGGATATCCAGCAGGTCTACTTCCTGCCGCTCTTACTGTGGCTAATGGTATGGTTATGGTAGGAGAAATAGAAAAACAATCTTTTGCAGACGGAGGAATTGTTCAGGGTTCAAATACAGGTCAGGGAGATACAGTTCCAGCTATGCTTACGCCAGGAGAGGTTATTTTAAATCAAGCACAACAAGAAAATTTAACAGAGTCTATGGGAACAATAAATGTTAATATAAGTGGAAACGTAATAGGGACAGAAGAGTTTGTAAGGGATACGCTTATTCCCGAAATCCAAAACGGAATAAAATTTGCATGAGCTTAACTTTACCAGATTCATTTAAAATAGTAAATGATGTAATTGAAAACTGGGTCATTCTTTTAGGTTATAATAAAGGAGTTGTTTCCTCTGGAGTTAATACGGCAGAAGTTTTAAACACTACTGAAACAGATATTGATGTAGTAGACGGAAGTAAGTTTAGTGAAGGAGACTTTATTTTTATAAGTACCGAAAGGATGAAAGTCACTTCTGTTAGTTCTAATACATTAACAGTTGTTAGAGGAATTAATAAAACACCTAGTTCTGATATAAATTCTGGTACATTGATAATGCACGATAATTTTAAGCCAATATCTTTTGCAGACACTAAATTTGAAGGCGAATACTCTAATGGAATAATTACATCAGAGCCAAGCATCAGGGAATCAATTAATTTAGAAAGCTCAACGTCTAAAACTTCTAATGTATCTTTATCTGTAGCAAATTTTAATTATAAAGGAAACCCTTTTAGTAAAGAATTATTTGCTGGAACAAGAACCTATATAAATAGGGAATGTTTTATTTATTTAGTCCCGACTACAAAAACTCTGAAAGTCGATAGTTTATTAATGTTTAATGGTAGACTTCAAAGCGTAAGTCACGACAACGATTCTATAAAGCTATCTATTGCCTCAAAAAACCCTTGGGATGGCGTGGAAATACCTCAGACAAAGACAAGTAAGGGTAATTACTTTCCTATTGCATATGGAGACTATACACCTAATTCTGCTGGATTGGCAAGTTTTGGTGCGGGAGTAGATATTGATGACTATAGGAAAAGGAAAAGCCTTTACCCTATTCCAGTAGAAGAAAGGAGAAGAGACACTCTTTTTGCATTAACAGGGACAAGGAGTACAAGTGCAAATGGATTTCCTCATTATTACGAAAAATCTACAGATACATTTCTACCTTTATCTAATGACGCAACCAATTATGGAACTGTAGATGTTGAGAATGAAACTTATGGAGATGGCTACGCAATAAGATTTCATCAGAATTTATTAAAAAGAGGTCTTTACAAAGTTGTGGAGTTTGTTAGTAAAACCGCTGGAGATAATCTTACGTGGGATAACAATACTGGAAATGCTTTTGATGGTGAATATATCAACACAAGCACTTATGTAGGTTGTACTGTCGATGATACTTTTGTCCCCAATGATTCTGCTAGTATTGAGTATTCACTACCTCAATTAACTGGTTATCCCAGTTTAATACTTGCCAACTTAGTCATTACTGGCTCTTTTACTCTAAGCGGTAACTCAAACTCAGGGGTATTACAACTTCAATTAATAGATAATAGTTTTGGTGCTTCGGATGTTAAAGGTTATTGGGATTTAAACAATAATGGTACAACAACAACATTTCATAAAACTGCTGGCGGAAACTTAGACACTTCTAGTGTTGCTTATTTAAGTGATGCTTTTGATAATTCAAACGAGTATTTAGCATCAGGAAATGGTTGGGGCGAAACAATAAAATTTACAGTAAAACTTGTTAGAACTTCAGGAGCTATTGCTGGTAATGTTTCAGGTTTTGTTAGAATACATGACATTGCAATAGAAACCGCCACTCAATTAGATTTTGCAGAAACAACAAAAGCGGGTAAAACAGTAGCTTATCAAACTTTAGATAATATTAAAGATGTTTATACTGGTGCAAATGGTCTTACTGACAATGGTTGGGCTGGCAGTTCCGCAATAACAGAAATTCACGAAGCTCATAGGGACTTATTACAAAGATTTACAAATTTTACTAATAGCAACAACTCTGATTATTCTACTTCTATTAATCCTAAAAACTGGAGTTCAGGCACAAATATTAATAGCATCAAAGATTGGGATATAAGGTACTGGATTAATAAGCCTGTTTTATTAAATAAAGTCCTTGAAGAATTGCAGTATAATGGCGGTTTTATTGGAAGATATAATGGACAGGGAAATTATCAATATGTTTTTATTCCAGACTCAATTACAACAAATTTTAATTTAACAAAAGCAGATATTAATAAAATAGATATTTCACTAACACCCTTTGATAAAGTAGTAACCAGTATGGATATAGAGTACGAAAAACACCCCGCCACGAGTGGATATGTTTCTGAAGTAAGCTCTAGTAATTCTACATCTATTTCAGCCTATAACATAAAATCTAAAGAAAACAAAAAAAGAGTTAGGCTTAACGCTTTAGTTTCTGCTCCAGCTACATCACCTTCAAGTAACCCAAATGATGATTTTTATACCTATTATGATAATATTCTTGGAGGAGTTAAACATTTAGTCAGTTTTAACATAGTAAACCCTATTTATTTCGGAGTGGATGTAGGTGACTTTATAGCATTTAATAATTTAGGTGTTGAGCCTTTTGGTGGTAGTTGGTCGGGTAAAAATTTTATAATAGTTTCTGTAAACAGAAAAAGAGGAAGTTTAAAAATTAAAGCAAGGGAAATTTAATGGGCTATAATAGAATAAATACACCTAGAGTCTATACAGATTTGATAAGCCAGAGCCTATCTAATGGATGGCGTGACTTAGACGATATAACGATGCTACAGGATGATGGCTCTACACCTGTTAGTTTTGATAGTGGAACAGAATCAGACTTGTACGACTTAAGACCCGCAAATTCTGTTAAAATAGCAAAAGAAAATCAGTCGTTTTATATTCAATTTAATACTGGATTAGGAACTAATGAATTAGCAGAAAGTAATTATTTAGCGATATTAAATCATAATTTTCATTCTGCCGATGTAGTTTTTACTGTAGAAATAGATGACAATGCTAGTATGTCTAGTGCTACTAAAGTTTCGACAACCGCAAACCATACAAAGTTAATTAATGCAGATGCAAATAATACTGCTGGTGAAATTGACCCCGCAAAGAATGGATGGACTTTAATTACGTGGAATACTCAAGAGTCGGACAATCAATATGTGAGGATTACTTTTAGTGATGATAACGGAGCTGATCAAAACTTTAATAATGATATATATATTGGCTCAATTATGTATGGAGAGTTTTTTGAGTTTCCAAACGCTCCAGAAATAGGGGTAACCACTAAGATAGATTATGATGGAATAAAATTAAATAAATCTCTGGGAGGAAATAGCTATGCAACCGCTACGAATTTCGGACAACCTGAATGGGCAAGTACATTAGCTTGGAATAATACCAGTCTAGACAATACGAATTTATGGACTTTTAACAAACGAACTGGAAGAATAAATCACTCTATAAAATTTAACTATTTAAGCGATACAGATGTATGGTCTAATAATTCTAGCTCAGTAACTACGTCAGAATGGTTTGACACTTTAACAGCCCATAACTCTTTTTATAATAAAGTAATAGGTCAGTTTCACCCTTTTTTATTTAGTATTGATAAGGATTCTACTACAGAAGGAGATTATGGAATGTTTAGACTTAAAGACAAGAGCTTTAAAGCTACACAAGTTTCTGATAGGCTTTGGAGTATAGCTTTTAACATTGTTGAAACTTGGTAAAATAGTTTATAAATAAATAAATATTTGTATTAAATTCCGTCTCTAGCTAGAGGCGTTCAGGGCGGTTCTCCTATCGTCCTTATTCACACATATAAAAACGCCTCTGGCTCTCCTTTCAAATACAAAGAGTTTTATAAGGGTTAAATAACTCTTGCAACTTTAAATTATATATACTATATTACGTTGTGAATAAAATAAACAATAAGGAGTTTTAAATGGATAATTTTAATGAAATGGATTTAAGCTTATTAGATTCTTTGCTAATGGAAAAGCTTGACAGCCTTAATAACAGATTGAATAATGAAGAGTTATCTGACTGGCAAACAAATAAACTTGAAGAAGAAAAAGCTAAATTATGGACTTTAAAAACTAAGTTGTTTTCAGGTTTACTTAAAGGAGGCAAGTAATGACAAAGTTGGAAAAAATAGAAGAAAAAATATTTGATGCAAAAAATAAAAAATATTCTTCACCTAGAGATTTTGATTTTGGAGATTGGATATGTACTAAATATATGACAGACCTTCAAATAAGATGGGAAAAAGAAGTTGAAGTTTTAGAAAAAACTGGTGAGTATATCGATTACAATTTTAGTGATTTACTTTGTTAAATGTGAATAAAACAAAAAGGAGAAACAATGTTAATACAAAAATACAAAATAAAGAAAATATTAAAAGACGAAGATTGCAGATTAAGTCCTGAATCTTGGGATGGAATTAATAGAGCTGTTGAGTCTTTGATAAAAGGTATGGCAAATAACGTGAAAGCAGACGGAATGAAAACTTTGATGGCTAAACATACTGTTGTATCTAAAAAGACTAAGGTGGCTAAAACTACAAAGTGTACAAGGTGTTGTAATATAAAAGATGAGTTTGTGCGATTTGCCAAGAACACTCAAGACTATTGTCACGAACAAGCAGTGGTATTAAGTAGAAGAGTTTAGGGGAACTCTTAGCTAAGTGTAAAAAAAATAAAATAAACCCTTTACTTTTTAAAAAAGCGTTATTAAGTTTAGTTGTGAATAAAATAAATAATACAAACAAAACAGGGAGAAATCAGATGATAAAGTTTGGAGACAAATTAGAATTAAACTATGAACATGATAATATTACTGTTGAAGTAATAGACATAGATACTTGCGAAAAAGGAAGAGGAACTATTTATGTTTTTACTTTAGGCGGAAGTGCTGGTTTTGATTCATACGCTTATAGAAATCAAATTGTAAAAGTAAACGGAAAAAGGATTTAATAATGAATTTAATTACTATAATAAATAAGTTCTGTTTAGTTAATAGTTTTTTACCTTGGCAGTTGTATGGTTCTAGTTCAGAAGTCGTTGTTAGGTACAAAGCAAATGAAAAAAAAGAATTTACTAACTTTGCCAATCTAGTTTCTAATCTAAAGTTAGTATCTTTAAATACTACTGTTTTTGTAGAAGAAAATAAGTTAGTAATTACAAAAGGTATTAAGTAATGCGAACACCTTTTAACTTTAAATATCACGCTGAAATTAGATACGAAACAGAAGAGTCCTTTAATTTTACAAACGCTAATGGAAACACATTTGAAGAGCTAATGGAAGATATAAGAGAAAGACTAGAAAAATATAAAAACAGGATGCCTAAGGTTGTTGTAGCTCTTGAAAACCCCAATGAAAGTAATTGCGAAGATGTTACGTATTCAGTTAAATTAAATCTTAAATATGGAGACGAATAATGGTTCCTTTAAATAAAACTTTAGCCAAGCATACAGAAAAAGAATATTTAGAATTAGAAACTAATTATTTAAACCTTTTTACTTTTATTCAAAGTCTTTTAACAATTACAGAAAACAAAGATATTAATTCAGACTCACAAAGACTTAGCCACTTTAACGCCTTAACTATTCGCCTTAATGAAGGCATAAACAGATTTGAAAAATTCACAAAAGACCTTCGGAGTAATTTATTCACAAGGAACTCCGCATCTTCCGACTCCGAAGGCAAAGACTATGAAGTAAGGATATTGGCTACAAAGCAAGAAAAAAGGCTTATAATAGAGGCTTTAGAGCATATGGCTAATAGTTATCCAGATATGAAAATTGCTGACGAATTTCAGCAAATAGCGAATGAAATAAAATAGGAGAAATAAAATGAGTCAAACTAAAGAAATAAAACACTATTTACAGTCGGGAGGAAAACTAACATCTTTAGATGCTTTAGATAAATTTAAATGTTTTCGATTGGCTGCAGTTGTTCATAATTTAAGACTAGAAGGATTAGATGTAAAAACTAAAATGCTAAAGAATGGACAGAAGTCTTACGCTCAGTATTATTTAGAAAATCCAACAGGAAACAAAGATCAGTTTAAATTGTTTGGGAGTAAATAATGATAGTTCTAAATATTGCAGAGTGGATTGCGAATCTATTAATTTTAGGTTTAGCTGGCGTAATCTGGTTTATTGTCATTTTTGGTTTTATGATGTTGTTTTCAGTAATAGCTAGAGGCATTAAAGAGGTTACTGGAAATGAATAAATATCAAAAGAAAATAAAATCATTCTTTAGTTTTATGGAAGTAATGTTTTTTATTTTAGTTGGAGTATCAATGTTAAATTTGTTTTTTCAATTAATAACAAAATAAGGAGTAGTAATGTTTTTACAATTAAAAAAATCCACTCATATAGATAAAACTTTGAGTGTACAACTAAGGGAAGACCCCATACAAATTCAGGGTAAAATGAACAATTTTCAAAAACTAGAATATGAATTGCCAGTTACAAATATTGGTGATAATTATTCAGCAGAAAAATGGGGAGATAAAGACGCTATAACATTTAAAAAAGGAGACAATCTTAATTTAAAATGTACAGGTGCTTTATATTCAAAATTAGTTGATTATTCAAAAGCTGAATTAGTAGATATAACAATGATTCCAACTGATAAAGGAGTAACGTGGAGAGTTGCACCAAGTATAAGCCAATGGGAAAAACCTGTGGATGATGGAGGTGTAACTTCAAAACCTTATGGATATGATTCTGTTAAAAATAGAGATGATGGAAGAAGCTTAGAAATAAAATGGGGAATGGCTTTTAATAATGCAACTAGATTATTTACTCATTCAAAAATGCCATATGAAGATAGGGTTGAAGCGATAGAAAAAATAATGCCAAAAATGTTTGAGATTGCTTGTGGAATGAAACCATTAACTAGCCACGAAGTTCCTACGGAAATTAAAAAAGTAGAGGAGAATAATGATGACTTACCATTCTAAAAAAATAACAGAACCAGCTATGGATAATCTTTTAAAAAAAAGTATGAAGCATAAAAAGACATTAAACTGGTATATAAAGTTCTATGAAAATTTATGGACAAGTGGAAAGATACTACCTAATGGAGGAGCTTACAGAAGATTGGTTCAGTTAAAAGAAAGATATATCAGTTCTTATTAATGAAAAAACCTGAAAAAGTTAAATTAAATAAACTTGTTAGGGAGTTATGTTTGCTTAGGGATAAGCATTGTTTGAGGTGCGGTAAAACTACTGCACTTCAGGCGTCTCATATTTATCCTAAAGGCAAATATCCAAAAATGCAATTTAATCCAGATAATGTGAAAATCCTTTGCTTAGGTTGTCACCTATATTGGTGGCATAAGCATCCAATAGAAGCACATAAATGGGCTGAAAAAACATTAGGCAAATCTAGATTAAATAGATTAAAAAAGCAGTCAAATACAATAAACAAAACACTTTGGGATTTTAAAGAAATACAGAGTGAATTAAAAAAACAAATAGGGGAATATAATGGAAGTTTCTAATTGTTGTGGAGTAAAACTTTATGATGACTATGATATTTGCCCTAAGTGTTTAGAACATTGTGATAGAGAAAAAGAAGATAAATAACAAAAAGGAGAATATAATGGCTAAAAGATTTATAGATACTAAAATGTGGGATAAAGCGTGGTACAGAAGATTGAGTCCAAAATGTAAATTAATATGGATATACTTACTAACAAGATGCGACCATGCTGGAATTTGGGATGCTGACTGGGAGGCTATGAATTTTTTTATAGGAGAAAGTGTTGCCTATGAAGATTTACCAGACACAATAAAAGAAAAAATGCTTTCTATAAAAGAAGGAGATCAGTATTTTTTACCTTCATTTATTAGTTTTCAATATGGAGTTTTAAGAGAGAATAGCAAACCTCATATGAGTGTAATTAAGAGACTATCAGAAAAGAACTTATTAAACTCTTTAGAAAGTGTTCATAGAACTATTAAAGATAAAGATAAGGCTATAGAAAAAGGTAAATCTAAAGAACTAAGAGAGGCTGAATTTAGTAAAAACTCTTTTTTTATAGCTAGTAATATTGAAGATGTTAAAGAAAGAACAGTGGATAGTTTTATAGATTACTGGACTGAATCAAATACTACTGGTACTAAAATGAAATTTGAAATGGAAAAAACATTCGATATTAATAGAAGATTAAAAAAATGGATTTCTAATGATAAAGATTGGAACATACAGAAAAAAGAAAAAGTTTCTTTTGAGTCTACTTTTAAGAAAACGCCTACAGGACTCTATAAAGCTTATTGCTCTAAATGTGGCAAAAGAGAAATGCCTAATGATAAATGGCAATTAAAAGAAGGCTCTAACTGCTGTAGAGTTGATTACGTTCCAGAGGCTTTAGATGGAGAATGATGAAAATATACATATAATTGATTATATATTAAGAAAAACAGATTCTAATAATTATCATTCTATAAAATTTGGACATTTAAAAAGTCCTCATAGAAAGTATAAAATAGATGACATTATAAAATACTGCAAAATGTGTGAAAGAACTTGGAGCAAAGTGCCTGATTGGGTTGATAAAAATATGATAAGAGTTTACCCTAAAGGCATTGTTCCTAAAATAGGGAAAGAAGTTAAAAAATGCCCAATATGCAAGGAGAAAAAATGAATAAAGATAAAAAACAACCTAATTTATTCGGAGATAGCTTTGAAGAGCTAGACTGGTGGAAAGAGAGCTGGAAAGATATGCCTGAATTTAAATCAGAAAACTTACAACCAGAGTTCACGATACTGGTTCATTTTAGAAATGCAAAAGATGTAGAAGAGTTTTCTGAATTACTAGAACAGCCTGTTTACAGTACAACTAAATCAATATGGTATCCTAAAATAGAAATTACAAGGTATATGAATAAAAGGTATATAGATGAAGAAAAATAATTTATTAAATGAAAAACCTAAAGCTTTATTAAAAGACTTTATTAATAATTATAAATCTTTATATGAAGTTGATGAAGAATTTTCTTTAAAACTTATAAATAAATGTATAAAACACTATCAGAATAAATCAAAACAACCTTTATATCTTAAAAATTTAATGAAAAAATGGTATGATGGTCTAGATAAAGTAGAAAAAAACATAGTTGAAGATTTTAATTATTCTGTATATAACGACAGATATTATTTTGCTACTGATTTATGGCCTTGTTTTGTTTTATATAGTCGGAAATATATTTTAGGAGTATTGAAAAATGAAACTATATATAATCAAATTAAAAAATGTAATTCTATAATTGACTTAGGTTGTGGATTAGGGTACTCAACTGCTATGCTAAAACAAGCTTTTCCAAATAAAGAAATAATAGGAACAAACTTAGAAGATACTGAACAGTATAGTTTTTGTGAAAAAATGAGTAATATGTATAATTTTAAAATTATAGAATCTGAACAAAAGATAAATAAAAATATTGATGTAGTTTTTGCCTCTGAATATTTTGAGCATATATTTGATGCCCCTATAAATATTCAAAGATTAATAGAGAAAATAAAACCTAAGTTTTTATTGTTGGCAAATACTTTTTCACAAAAATCAGTTGGGCATTTTAATTATTATGAATATAGAAATTATGATGCTAAACTTCTTCAGTTTGTAGATAATAAAAAAACATCTAAAATATTTAATAATGTTTTAAAAAGACTTGGTTATGAGTTAGTAAAAACAGGAATGTGGAATAATAGACCTAATTTTTGGAGAAAAAAATGAATCCTAATTATCCAGTTTATATAATATCTAAAGGAAGATGGGAAAAAAGAAAAACTAGTAGACAGCTAGAGGCTTTAAAAGTTCCATATCATATAGTAATTGAGCCACAAGAATATGATAATTATGCAGCTGTAATTGACCCAAAGAAAATATTAGTGTTACCTTTTAAAAATTTAGGTCAGGGGTCAATACCCGCCAGGAATTGGGTTTGGGAACACTCTGTTTCAATAGGGGCAAAACGTCACTGGATATTAGATGATAATCTATATATGTTTTATAGGCATAATAAAAATTTAAAAGTTCCAGTGACTTCTGGGACTATATTTAAATGCGCAGAGGACTTTGTAGACAGATATGAAAATGTTGCTATCAGCGGTTTTGAATATTTTATGTTTATTCCAAGAAAAACAAAAAAAGCTCCATACAGATTAAATACACGTGTTTATAGTTGTATATTAATACAGAATGATATTCCATATAGATGGAGAGGTAGGTATAATGAAGATACTGATTTATCATTAAGAGCGTTAAAAGATGGTTGGTGTACTGTTTTATTTCAATCTTTTTTATGCGATAAGACAACAACAATGACTGATACTGGAGGAAATACAGAAGATTTATATGAAATTAAAGATGGAAGATATAAAATGGCTGAGTCTTTATATCTACAACATCCCGATGTAACTACAATTACAAAAAAGTGGGGTAGATGGCAACACCACGTAAACTATAAGCCTTTTAGACATAATAAACTAAAGATGAAAAAAGGTTTAATAGTGCCAGATAGAGTTAATAATTATGGAATGGAATTAGTCAAAGTATAAATTATAAAAAAAAGTTATTATTATTTAATTTTTTTAAGTAAGCTTAATGGTGAATTAAAATAAAATTAGGAGAAATTTAATGAATATATTTATACTTGCAGATCATCCTGAAACTTCAGCAAAAATGCAACATAATAAACACGTTGTAAAGATGGTCTTAGAATCTGCTCAAATGCTATGTAGTGCTTTTGAAAAAGGAATTGCACCATATAAAAGAGCCTATTACAATCACCCGTGTACTATTTGGGCAAGAACAAGCAAAGAAAATTATGAGTGGTTATTATTACACGCTTTAGCTCTAGCTTTAGAATACACTCATAGATATGACAAGGTACACGCTTCAGAAAAAGTAATAGGTTGGTGTTTTAATAATTACGAATCACTTATAAGTTTTCCAGAAAAAGGTAAAACTAAAAACGCTTTAGCTATGCCGAATATTTATAAAACAGATAACGCTGTAGAGTCTTATCAAAGGTATTATTTAGGCGAAAAAGTAGAAAATGCAAAATATACAAAAAGAAAACCTCCTGCATTTTTAGAAGATGAATATTTAAAAGAAAGCGTAAAAAAAGCTAAAGAGTTAGAAAAGAGTTAAATAAATGTTATAAAAGTGTTGCATCTTTGAACTTGTTGTTTTAATATACATTGTGAATAAAATTAAACAAACAAGGAGTTCAAAAGTGAAAAACAAATTTAATACTACAAAAGGTTACGGAATAGAAATAGAGTTTATAAGACCAAACGAATTAGAAAAAAGCACTATAGTTAATAAAATTAATTCAAATCTAACAGATGAAGGCTTTACTGGTTGCCAATTAGAAAGTTATAATCATATAACTAGACCAACGTGGAAGTTAGTAGGCGATAGTTCAGTACACGGACAGTATAATTATAGAGGCGGTAATGAATTAGTATCACCGATACTTAGAGGGCTTAATGGTAAGAGGCAACTAGAAATAGTTTTAAAAGTGTTAAATGATTTAGGTTGTAAAGTAAATAGAAGTTGTGGTTTACACGTTCATCACGATGTAACAGATACAATGGTAAAAGGTAAAAAAGAGGCTACTGTATTTTTAAACAACTTAATTAAGTTTACTTGTAAATTTGAGCATTTTATTTACAGACTTATATCTCCTTCAAGATTGACTGGTTCTTGGTGCCAACCTGCTAGAAGGTATTTCACTAACATGAGAAATTCAAATACAGCAAACTTATCACAAATTTCAAAAAACATTTTTAAAAACGTCAAAGAACAATGTGATGATAAATACAATAGATATGGAAGAGGTCAAACTAATAGCTATACACCTAGCACTTTGCAGAGAGGTAGGTATTGTGGACTAAATCTTAAAAACATCTGGACTAGAGGTTCTGTAGAATTTCGTTATCATCAAGGAACTTTAAGTTTTAATAAAATCTGGAGCTGGGTTGTTTTAACTCAAGCAATTATAAATGTTACAGAAGTAGCTAAAAGCGTTTCATTTAAAAATATACCTTATTCAAAAGATGGGTTCTTTTATTTCCGTAAAGCTTTAGGTTTTATCGGTAGTAAAGAAAGATGTAGTGAAGTAAAGTTTGCTAACAAGACAACGAGCAAAAGATTTAAAGAAATGACAACAACTGAACACGAGGCAACAAGAACAAGAAGTTCATTTTATAATTTAATCAACTCAAGCAATTAAGCTTGAGTTTGGGGAAAAGGAGAAAATAATATGTGTGGATTAGCAGGAGTAATTTTAAAACAAAAAGAAAGAACTACAGAAGAGACGAATTTTATTACAGATAATTTTTCTAGGATGTTAATTAGTGCAAACTCAAGAGGTGGTCATGCTACTGGATTTGCATTAATTGATAAATCTGGAGACCACTTAATATGTAAAAGACCTAAGAACTCTTATAAGTTCTTTAAGGATAGAGAAGTTTCAGAGGTTTTAGATATTGTATCAAGTTCTGTAACGTGTTTAATGGGTCATACTAGATATGCTACATTAGGAACGCCACAATTGAATTCTAATAATCATCCAATAAGAGCTGGTAAAACAATAGGCACTCATAATGGCTCAATACAAAACCACAAAGAATTGTTTAGCAAATACAATATGAAAAGATTTGCCCAAGTAGATTCAGAAGTAATATTTAGGCTTCATGATACATCAAAAGACATTTCAGATTTTGTAAATAACAGGATGCCAAAACTTAGAGGTCGTGTTGCACTTGTTTGGGCTGACTTAGACTATCCAGAATATATTTATTTATATAAAGGTAACAACCCTCTGGAATTAGTTTATGTCCCTAAGCTTGAGCTGTACGCTTATGGAAGTACCCAAGAAATACTAAACACTAAATTTTGGGGTGATATAGAGCGTGTAGAAGTAAAGCCTAATACACTATTAAGAGTAAACACTAGGACTTTTAGAACTAGAACTAAAAAAGTAGAAACACAAGCACCTGTTTATAAAAGCTTTGGAACTTATAATCCTAAAATAGGAGCTTATGAAAACACTGTTAAAAACTTTGTTCCTAGATTTAGTTTTAGTGAACAAAAAAATCTATTTAAAAACTATAAAGCTGAAGATGGCTCGACTATAAGGAAAATAAAATAATGAATTTTACTAAAGTAGGTAAGAAAACTTTTTATGTATTTGTATATGGAACTTTAAAGACAGGAGGAGGTAATCATTACCTTTTATCTAATTCTAGATTTGTAGAAAGATATGTTCTAGATAATCATGTACTTTATGATATAGGTCATGGATTTCCATATCTGACCAAAGGAGATGGAGCCGTATATGGAGAAATATACGAAGTAGATAAAAATACACTAGATAGGCTAGATGCTTTAGAGGGTTTAGGCTTATTATATAACAGAGACTATACCAACTATTATGATAAAGAAAAAAAGAGCGTTGTGGATTATCCATTAAGAGTAAACTTATATTTTTATACTGCAGTTATAAATGATTTTGGTAAATATGAAAAACTTCCTAATGGATTCTGGAGCAATGGACAAGATAAAGAACTGCTTAATGTAATTGTAGATGGAAGAGAATATAGGGACACCGCAGATAAAATTGTATTTCATATGAGATTTTTTGATGGAGAGCGTACACCCACAAATATTGATTATATGAAGTTGGTTAAAGCTAGGTGCCATATCGAGCATATAGACACAAATTCAGAGCTTATATTCGTGAAACAACTAATAAGTCATGGAGTAATTAAAGAAACTTTTTAGATATTTTACAAAACATAAAAAATAAACTAAATTAAAGTATGTCAAAAAGCAAAGAAGATGGAATAGTGATTACTACTGAATTGGTAGGAATTAAAAATTTAAAGACTACTGGAAATTATAGACTAGAATTTGATGTATTTGAAATAGACTCTGCCAAGGTAGCAGATTTAATATTAAAACTAAACAAAGCTTTTGTAATGGCTTTAGTAGAATATGATTAAAAAACAAACGCAAAAGAAACGCTCAAATCATAAAGCTAATGGAGACTTTGCCAAAGGTAATAAAGTAGGTAATAGATGGAAGAAAGGCGAATCTGGAAACCCTAATGGAAGGCGTAACGCTTATACTGATTTAATAAAAGACTATAGTTTCACTAAGGTAAATGAAAAAGAACGCAGAGAAGTTGTTGTATCTAAGTTGTTTCAATTAGCAGAAAGAGGTGATTTAAGAGCTATACAGTTTATTATAGAAAGACTCGAAGGCAAAGCACTAGAAAGGCAAGAAAGAACAACTAAATCAGAACCAATACAAGTAATGGTGATAGATGATTAATTGGACAGTTAATAGAACTAGAAAAGAAATATTGAATCACCCCTCCAGATTTAAAGTAATTGTGGCTGGTAGAAGATGGGGAAAAACAGTTTTAAGCTTAATGTATTTATTAAAAGATTCGTTCCAACCAGGTGAACGTAGATGGTATATTACACCAACTTACAGACAGGGAAAAATGATAGTTTTCCCAATATTAAGACAGATGTTTAATGGATTTGTAGGAGCTAAGTTAAATGAATCTGAAATGAGCGTTATCTTTGAAAATGGCTCTGAATTGGCAGTAAAAGGAGCAGACAACGAAAACAATTTAAGAGGTGTTGCATTAACTAAAGTTGTAATGGATGAAATGGCTTATATAAAACCAAACGTATGGGAAGAAATCGTATATCCTATGCTAGCAACAACAAAAGGCAAGGTGCTATTCATTGGAACTCCTAGCGGTTATGATATTATGTACGATCTGTATTCTAAAGGTCAATCAGATTCAGAATGGAAAAGCTGGCAGTTTAAAACTATTGATGGTGGTTTTGTTCCTAAAGAAGAAATAGAAAGAGCTAAAAGAAGCATGGATGAAGTTATATTCAGACAGGAGTTTGAAGGTTCTTTTGAAACTACTGGTAACAGGGCGGCATACAATTTTGAACGTGAAGAGCATTGTAAAAAAGCAGAACAACTATCTAACAATCTTTGGTGGGGTGTAGATTTTAATGTAGACTTTATGACTGCAGTTTTAGCCTGTCAATATACAGACGGAACAATACATTTCTTTGATGAACTAAGATTAAAAAATAGCAATACTGAAGAACTTTCAATAGAAATGAAAAAAATAGCACCTAATATCGAGTGCTATCCAGACCCAGCTGGTAAGGCTAGAAGTACAACATCCAGGCGTTCTGATCATCAAATATTAAGAGACCACGGCTTTTTAATTAGGGCTAAGAAATCTCACCCTAGTCATATAGATAGATTAAACGCTTTAAATAGAAAGCTGAAAGATGCAGATAACAATATAGGTATGACCATTGACCCTAGTTGTGTACACTTAATAAAAGATTTAGAACAATGCCAAAGAGACAAGCGTGGAGGCTTAGACAAAAGCCAGATGGAATTAACACACGCTCTGGACGCTTGTTCATATGCAATTTCTCATAAATTCCCTATCCGCAGAATGATTGGGAAAAGTATAAACTGGTAATGCCAAATAAAAAAGCAAAAGAAAGAAAGCGAAAGCGTAATAAATTAAATAAAGAACTGAGCAATCTTGGGAGGACTGCAAAACAACGAAAGAGGAAAACAAAAGATGTATAATTTCGGTAAGTCTGTTAATAGAGTAGTAATTCCTGAAATGTCTGAAAGAATAGTTTTAGATAGTGTAAAAGAAGCTTATGATGGCTATTTACAAGAAGAAGATGCAAAGCTAATGGAATCTTTAGACTTTTACTATAATCAGAACCTAGATAATCATTTAGAGCAGTGGTTTGCTAGTGAGTCTTTAAGCCAAGTGCCTCCTTTTATTCAGTCTTGTGTTCCTAGATTTTCAAAAGCTCGAATGATGCTATATAAAGAAAACCCTAATAGATTTATAGGTGGCGAAATAAACGAACAGTATAACGAATTAAGCTATAAAATAAATTCTAAGACAAGAGAGTTTGCAGAGCTTTCGTGGTTACTTGGTCAATGTTGGATGAAAACAATATACAACGAAAGAAGGCAAAGACTAGAGTATGAAATACTGCCAAGCGTCAAAGAGTATTACTTTTATGGAGAGTCAGAGCCTTATGGCTATTCCTACGAAATAGAAAATGCAATAGCAGATAATAAACGCTATGTATTCTGGAGTGAAGATAGGCAAGGTATCCAAGGAATGCACTTCGAGTTTGACCAAAAAGGAAACAGATATGCTATCAGAGATAATGAAGAAATGATAAACCCTTATGGACTAAATCCAATATCGAGTGTTATGTTTTCTTCTAACTCTTACGATGTAACACGTGCAGCACTTCATATGGCTATCGCTATGACTGAAATTGCATTGGGTACTAGGTCAAGACTGGGGCAACCAGTATTCACAGGAATTGAAGAAGGGCAAAGCAAATTAAAATCAGGTATTGATTCTGCAATAATACTACCTGAAGGTGCAACTTTTTCCTATGCTTCACCAAGCGGAAATATTAATGAAATGATTGATGCCGTAAAAGCTATGGCAAACCAAACAGCAGAAAACAACCAGCTAAGAATAAGATGGGGTGAATCGGGAGGAAACGCCCCAAGTGGAGAGGCTCTAAGGATATTAGAAATTGAGAACTTAGAAGCTAGAAAAAGCGATGAAGGCATATTTAGAGAATGGGAACATTCCAGATATGAAATAGATAGGAGGATATTAGAAGTTCATGGAGCTATTAATTTATCAGAAGATTATGCAGTAGACTTCGGTGAGGTAAGTTATCCTATGTCTCCTAAAGAAGAGCGTGAATGGTTAGATTGGAAACTAGACCACGGAATAATGACTCAGAAAGAACTTCTGTTATATTTTAATCCAGATATGACTGACCAAGAGATAGAAAGCAAATTGAGCGAAGTAAGAGAAGAGGCAAAAACTAACGCAGAGGCATCAACTCCTGAATCCCCATTTCAAAGACTACTAAATGCCTAATGTTCAAGTTTCAGTAGATTCTTTTATAAATGAAATAAAAGCTATAGAAGGTTCTTTTGATAAAGACCTGCAAAGACTTGCTGTCACTTTAAAAAACGCAACTGAAACTGAAGTAATAAACGCAACTAGACAATTAAATTTCTTACAAGAGCTACAAGCTAAAGGACTAGGAACTGCTTTAGACAATTTTGATGCTGAATACACTAAGATGCTACAAATAGCAATTAAAGAAGCTAAAAAAAGAGGGCTTCCTGCTTTTACTGGAGCAAGTGTTGAAGGGTTAGAGGTCTTAAGAGATATTAACTATGAAAGGCTTTTAGGTCAATTTAAAGAATATTCAGAAGCTACTAAATTTAGCTTATTTCGAGGTGTTTATGCTAACGAGTCTATTAGCTCAATTACTTCTGGATTAGCTCAAACTGGTATGGTTACACGCCAATTAAACCTAGTGGCTTACGATGGTCTAAAGATATTTGATGATATGTCTAGATATAAAGTATTTCAAGGACAAGATGTTAAGTGGACTTATGTGGGGCCACAAGACGCTTTTACTAGACCAGAATGCCAATCTACAAAAGATAATGAGCCTAAAGATGGTTATACAGAATCAGAGGCAAGTTCTTCAGATACTCCATTTGGAATACGTGGAGGCTTTAACTGTAGACATAGCTGGGAAATAAAATGAAAAACTTTAAACCTGAAAAGGTTATAAAACATAAAAAAAGTGAATGGCTAAAATTAGGCGGTAAGCTAGTTACTAGGATAGTATTAGATGCAGACAAAGGTATAAGCCAAGACCCTAATGGAAAAAAGTTTCCTCCATATAAAGAATCTTATGCAATAAAAAAGAAAGCAGGAAAAGCTACACCAAAAGGAGTTTCGTCAAGTAGGCAAATAAACCCACCAAATTTAAGAGCTAGCGGGAAAATGCTTGGCTCAATATCTGCCAAGAGAGCCACAAAAGATTCTGTAGAAATACATTACAGAGAAGGTGAAAAAGTACAAGGAAACGCAAACCCTCCAGCAAGACTTAAAAAGAAAAAAAGAAATATCTATGGATTAAATGATAATAATTGGGAATTTGCTAAAGATTATATTAATGAAATTATTGACAAGAAAATAACAAAGTTTAATAAAAAGAAAGTAATCTTAGAAGTCAAAGTATAAAATATATTTTACTTTCCCCTATTTTATAAAATGCAATTATCGTATTAAATTAAACTAAATAAAAGAAGAGGACAGAATGTCTGAAGAACAAACACAGAACGTGGAACCCCAGCCAAAGGCTTATGTTGAAAGACCAGTGGTGGAAAAAAATACATCAACAGAAGTGGCTACCCAAAGCCAAGAAGCTGACTTGGATATACCCGACTATGGACAGCTAGTACAGGAAAGTAAAAAGTATAGAAAAAGGGCACAGGATTCTGAAGCACGATTAGCTAAACTTGAAAAGCAACGTGAAACTGATAGGCAAAAGCAACTGGAAGAGCAAAACGAATGGCAAACATTGGCAGAAGAAAGACAAGCTAGACTGCTAGAAATGGAGCCCATGGTAGAGCAATTCCAAGCAGATGAAGCAAATCAACGTGAAAAGATTCTTGGTGATTTAACTGAAGAGGATAGAGAGGCTTTTGGTGACTTACCATTGTCAAAATTAAGAGCTTTACATTCTAAATTAATTAATAAAACTAATAGTATACCCGCAACAAGTGGAACTCCTGCACGTTCAATTAATCCAACGAATCAAGACTGGACTAAAATGAACCAATCCGAAAGAAGGGCGAAATGGAGCGACATAGTTAAGGGCTATGCTTTAAACAAAAGATAAGAGGCTAATATAAATGGCAAATTATTATGGATTTACTGGAGATGTTACTCAGAAATCTGATGTGGATGTATTCGTACCTGAGCTATGGTCGGATGGCGTTTACAGATATTTCGAGAAACAACTCATTTTAAAACCTTTCTTTGACGACTATTCAAGTTTGGTTCAAGGAAGAGGAGATGTTTTACACATACCAACTATGCAAGAAGTTGCAACTGCAGACAAAAGTGCAAACACTTCTGTTGATTTTACTGCTAATGTAGAAACAGATATAGATTTAGCAATAGACCAACACAAGTATGCCGCTAAGTTGTTTGAAGATATAGCAATGATACAGTCAAATGAACAGTTATTTGATAAGTATGCTCAAAGTATGGCGTATGCACTAGCTAAAGCTGTAGACACTAAAGTTGAAGCACTTCTAAGAACTTTAGGAACTACTCAAACCCTAGCTTCAGATAATTCATTATCTAACGCTGACGTTGAAACCGCTTTAGGTACTTTAATGTCTAACGATATTCCGCAAGACGAATGTGCATTTTTTGTTAATCCATTAATGTACGCAGACCTTATGAACTCCAAAGCATTTGTAGCTGCACCAAATAGTCCAGCTAATTTTGCTACATCTGGAGCTTTAGGGAATATTGTTCCAACTGGTTTTGCTGACAATTCAGTTATGAATACTGGTCAAGTAGGGAATCTTTTTGGAATCCCAGTTTTTACTTCTAGTTTGATAGCTACAGCAACTTCAACAGGTACTCACGCTGGTTACTTATGTCATAAGTCTAGTATTGCTTTAGCAGTACAACAGGATATTCGTGTACAGAGTGAATATGACGTGTCTTACTTAGGCACTAAAGTGGTAGCCGACATCATTTATGGTGGAGTTATTACTACTTCTAACCACGTTAAAGGAATTGAACTTTTAAATCCTTAAACCTAGTTAAGTAAAAGAATTTGGGGTGGTGTTTATTGCCACCCTATAATTCAAAAGGGACATTATGATAATATTAAAGAAAGATAAGCATTATAGACATACTGGAGTAGCAGAAGAAGCTCTGGAACTAATCGAAAATGGCTATGAATTACTAAAGGGTGCATCTTTACTTAAGAGTGCTAAAATAAAGCCAAAAACAAAGAAAAAGCCTATAAAAAAGAAGTAGTAATTAACAGGCTCGTTCATGGTAACCATTAACCTTAGAGAGGAAGAGAAAAATGGCAACATCAAACTTACATAAATACTCGGCTCAAGAAGCCTTAAACAGACTTGGTGGAGGTGGCTACGATTACGTCACAAACGCTACAGTTAATTCTCACGTTTATTGTGCAATTCAAGCATTATCTACAGATTGCGTTATTACCGCAACATCATCAGATACAGATATATGGGATACACTTTCTAGCGTAACAATTTTAGCAGGTCAAACGATATATGGAGAATGGTCTTCAGTAGCAGTAGCTAGTGGAGATTTTGCCTTAGTATATAGAAAGTCTAGTTAGGAGATAATATGGCAAATCTACATAAAAGAAGTGTACAAGAAGCATTGAACGCCACAGTAGGCGGTATATGGAGCGTAAATTCGGCTGGTACAGCTGGTTCTAGTGCAGACGTAGCAAATACTATTCATTTATCTTTAGCGACTATGACAAGTACATTAGGCGTTTATAGTGCAGTAGAGATTTATTTCAATTTTGCTGTAGCTGAAACAAGCGTAAATGCTAGTAATGATATGATAATTCCTAAAAATACAATGGTCTACTTAACAGTGCCAAGAGGCTTAGGAAACGATATTCATTTTAACTACAACTCAACCAGTACAACTACTGGAGCGGTTAGAACGGTGGAGATTTAAATGCAAAGTTCAATGGTTAAATCTATTACTGAGGACTTTGGTAATGGCGGTACAATAGATGGTGATATTACAATTACAGGAGACCTACAAGTAAATGGAGGAGGTTCACTTAGCTTTGATGAGATAGTTCAAGGTACTCAGGTAATTGATGTAACCAACACAGAAGCTTTATTAGTACGCAAGAATGATGATGGTGGAGATGTCTTTGTTGTTAATACTACTAATAAACGAGTTGGTATAAATTCTACGCCAAGCAGAACATTTCAAGTGGATGGAACTGCTAGTGCTACAACTGCTACTGGTTATTTTTATACAAATGC